CCACAACGATGTACGGTAACGTTGTCGCAGGAACTGTTAATGCCACATCAAACGTTACAGTAGGAACTATCTCAGAAAGCTCTAATGGGTTTATAGCTAACACAACTTCAGTAGTTTTAGGCAATACCACTGTTTATGTCAATGCTTCTCCAGGGTCTATAACAGTAACTGGTCTAGCTAATGTCGGCACTTTAAACACAGTCACACTAAACGCTACCACACTAAACGCTACGAACATTATAGCTACTGGTTATGCTAACATTGCCGGTAATGCAAATGTCGGCGGTGGCGCTAATATTGCTGGAAATTTGTTTGTTACAGGAAACACTTCCGTAGGTGGAAATGTTTATGTTAGCGGAACTTTCGTTGTTTCAGGAACAACATTAGCTAACGGTAATCTTATCCCAGTTCAAAATACCTATTACAACATTGGTAACTCAACATTTTGGTTCCAAAATGTGTATTCAAATAACGTTATTGCAACGTTAGTTACAGCAAATGTCACTGGTATTCTAACAGGTAACGTTTCTGCTTCTGTTGTTAATGCGTCAGCTAACGTTGCTGTAGGTTATGTTGGTTCAGTCAGTGGTGTTGCGGTTAATACTAGCGTAATTACTGTTGGCAATAGTTCGGTAAAGACCACAATCAACTCAACAGCATTCAGCGGAATTTCTGCTAATGCTTCTGCTCTTAACGGATATACTTTTGCTACACCTTCTCCAATCGGTTCTGGTACAGCAAATACAGGTAACTTCTCCACATTAACTATTGCAGGTTCTGCTGTAGCTACTGAGTCTTATGTGGCCAGTACAATTCCTACAGTTACAGCTAATAATGCTACCTATCTTGGTGGAGTAATAGCTGCTGGTTATGTTCAGAATACAGAATCAAGAACTCTATCAGGCAATTTAACCTTCTCCGGTGCAGTTACTTCGTTTACCGGTGCTAACGTAACTCTTAGTAGCACAACAAAAATTATTGCCAACTCTGCCTTTGGTACAACTGGCCAAGTTTTATCCAGTAATGGTACTGGCGTTTATTGGTCGTCTGCTGTAGGTCCAACTGGATATACAGGTTCCGTTGGCGCAACAGGCGGTACTGGTCCTACAGGTCCAACTGGTCCAACAGGATACACAGGTTCAGCTAGTACAGTTGCTGGTCCCACAGGTCCAACTGGGCCAAGTGGTTCTAACGGCACTAATGGTGGACCTGGGCCAACTGGTCCAACTGGATACACAGGTTCCGTTGGCGCAACAGGTCCAACTGGTTCTTCAGGTGGCACTGGTCCAACTGGTCCCACAGGTCCAACTGGTCCAACAGGATACACAGGTTCAGCTAGTACAGTTGCTGGTCCCACAGGTCCAACTGGTCCCACGGGCAATCCTTTTGGTGGCGGCACCTTTACTGCTAACGTAGCTGTTACGGGTAACGTTGCTGTTACGGGCAGCATAACTGCTACTGGTGATATTACAGCATTCAGTTCAGATAAACGCTTAAAGGAAAATTATAATCAAATTACTGATGCTGTTAATAAAGTAATGAGCTTAAACGGTGTTACATATAACTGGAATGCTCTTGCTAATCAATTAGTAGGATACGACCAAACAACTAGAATTGTTGGTTTGATTGCTCAAGAACTAGAAGCTGTATTACCTGAAGCTGTTAAACTTGCTCCCTTTGATAGAGACGAAAATGGAAATAGTAAATCTGGTGAAAATTATAAAACAATTCAATACGAGAAAGTTGTTCCATTATTAGTTGAAGCTATCAAAGAATTAAAATTCGAAGTTGATGCGTTAAAGGGTAACTAGAAATGACTGTTAAAAGTAGTGGCTCTCTTGCCTTTAGCGAAATACAGGCGGAATTTGGCGGATCAAATCCAATTTCTCTTTCGGAGTATTATGCTAATGGCGCTTATGTGCCAGCAGGCACTAGTGGAATAAATGGAGCCATTCCGTCAAGTGGCGCAATATCTGTATCAAAATTTTATGGTTCAACTAAATTTACTGCAGTAACGCACACTTATACTAGTGGGTCTGCTAACGAGACTGTGCCTGCTGGCGCTCAAAGTGTAACTATTACTGTTGTTGGTGCTGGTGGCGGCGGCGGCAGTTCGTACACTGATTTTGGCTCTGACGTATACAATAGCGGTGGCGGCGGTGGTGGTGCGGGCTATTCGACCATAACCAGGGCGGTTGCGTCTGGAGACTGGAATACGACAATAGCGTATTCCGTTGCTGCTGGCAGTAGTTATTCTTCGACTACCACGGGTTCTCTTGCTGCCGGGGCTGTGTCTCTGACGGGTGGCGGCGGCGACAATGGCACCGGTGCCGACGCTAATAATGGCGGTGCTGGCGGTAACGGAGGTACGGCTTCTGGCGGCTCTACCAACACCAGCGGTTCTGCTGGCGGAAACGGTATGGCCAGCGGCAGTAGTGGCAATCCGGGCGGTGCGGGTGGTGCCTCTGGCGGCGCGGCTTATGGTTATAGCGCTTATGGTTATGGCGGTGATGGTGATTCCGCTCCCAGCGTTGGCACCACAGCTGGCGGCGGCATTATTATCTTTGCTTGGACATAATATAAATATAAAAAAATAGGGCACTTCAATGGCAGTACCATCATCAAGAGCAGATTTTAAGAAGTATTGCCTAAGAAGGCTAGGTGCTCCTGTCATTGACATCAACGTGGATGATGATCAGGTCGAAGATCGTATTGACGAAGCTCTAAGATTCTTCTGGGATTACCACTTCGAGGGTGCGGAGAAACAGTATTATAAGCATCAGGTAACTTCTACAAATATCACTGACAGATATATTACTTTACCATCAAACATCATTGGTGCAGTAAACATTTTTCCAATCGGTCAGTCTCTCTCTACTAATAGCATTTTTAATATTCGTTATCAGATTAGCTTGAATGATCTTTATGATCTTACATCAACAACGATGGTCCCTTACTATCAGGCTATGCAGCATATTCAGTTCCTAGAGCAGCTACTAGTTGGTCTCCAGCCTATTCGGTTTAATCGTTATGATAATAAGCTTCATATTGATACCGCTTGGGATAACATTAATGTTGGTGATTACATTGTTGTAGAAGCTTATCAGATTGTAAATCCCACAACTTATGGTGCAGTATTCGGTGACCGTTGGTTGATTCGTTACACCTCTGCTTTAATCAAGCGTCAGTGGGGCGATAACATCACCAAGTATGATGGTGTTCCGCTTCCTGGTGGTCTTAAGTTTAATGGCCAGAAAATTCGTGATGATGCTCAGAAAGAAGTAGAAGCATTAGAACAGGAAATGTATACGACTTGGAGTCTTCCCGTTGCCGACATGATCGGGTGAAATAATGGCAACTAATTTTTTCTTCAGAAACTCAGACTACTCTCCTGAACAAAATCTAGTGGACAGCTTGGTCCAAGAGATGATCAAGATTAATGGTACAGATGTTTATTATATTCTAAGAGATACTAATGGCATTGACTCTCTACTTGAGTCAGCACCTAATTCTCTTTTCAATATTGCTGTGCCTATGGAAATGTATATCAACTCTTACTCTGGGTTCCAGGGTGAGGGTGACTTACTTACCAAGTTCGGTTTAAGTATTGCTGATAAGCTAGTGCTTTCTGTATCACGTTCTAGATTCGCTGAAGACATTGGTTCTATGTATGACCTTATTAGACCACGTGAAGGCGACTTAGTATTCTTCCCATTCACTAAGGGTATTTTTGAAATCAAGTTCGTTGAACAGGAAGATGCGTTCTATCCTGTAGGCAATCTACAGTACTATGAATTACAGCTTGAGAAGTTCAATTACAATAGTGAAAGATTTAATACTGGAATTCCTGAGATTGATTCTACTCAGACTTCATACTCTGTTGCTGATGACAACTTCGCTTATCTAACAGAAAATGAATTCGAATTAATTACTGAATCTGGCTATGATATAGTTACAGAATATTATGCAATGGAACTATCAGATCCTGTTTCTCAAAATAAGGTCTTTGATACTGAGACACTTGACTTTATTGATTTTAGTGCAACTAATCCTTTTAGTGAAAGCTTCTAATAATGTTTGGTAAAAAATATTATTTCGGTTCGTCAAGAAAATACATCGCGCTATTTGGCTCGTTGTTCAATGACATCATTATTGATCGAGTAGATAACTCAGACAACACACTACAAACTTTAAAGGTTCCACTATCATATGGTCCTAAAGACAGATACCTCTCAAGGATAAAAGAGAATCCTGACTTACAACGTCAGATTAATCAGATTCTACCTCGTATGTCTTTTGAAATTAAGAGCATTGAATATGATCCTACTAGGAAGTTGAATAGCGTTGGTAAGAATAGAAAGTCAGCTGCTGATACAGCAAGTCCTGTTTCTTATCAGTTCAATCCTGTACCTTATAACTTTAATATAGATCTTGCTATTCTTGCTAGAAATCCTGATGATGGGTTAAGAATTCTTGAACAGATCCTTCCATTCTTTAAACCAGAGTGGACAACTCAGATTAACTTAATTCCTGAAATGAATATTCATATGGATATTCCTATTGTATTAAAAAGTGTACAGTATGCAGATACCTTTGTGGGAAATTTCAATGATAGACAGGCTATCATATGGGATCTAAACTTTGTGCTTAAGGGTTATTTGTATGGACCTGTTTCTTCTGCTGGTATTATTAAAGAGGTTGATGTTAATTTTTATGTACCAACAACCAATACTGCAGCTGAGGGCATCAGCGTAACATCTATTGCTGAATATGTAACTATAACACCTGGACTTGATGGTAATGGTGCACCAACTAGTAATTCTTCTATCTCTATTCCCGTATCTCAAATCTCCGCTAACAGCGACTATGGATATATTAAAGACTTCTTTACAAACATTGGATAATACATTATGGCTAATACGCAATCAATATCAAATGCCCTTGGCATAAACTTCAGCGCAAATACAGATTCTACAGATCCAAATACCATTTTTGTTCAAGATAAAAAAGCATCTAAAGCAGAAAATGATTATGAGTTTGCTCGTGGGAATCTTTATTCAATCATTGAGAATGGCCAGCGTGCTCTTGATGATATGATAGAATTCGCCAAACAAGCTCAGCATCCTCGCGCATACGAGGTCGTTGGTGGATTAATTAATAATCTTGTTGATGCTAATCAGAAGCTACTCAATCTATCTAAACAAGTCAAAGAGATTACCGACAATGCACAGCAAAAAGAAGGTGGTGACACTATCAACAATAATCTGTTTGTAGGTAGCACTGCGGAGCTTCATAAGCTTCTAAAGGGTGATAATGGCTAACGAGAATTATCTTGGTAATAAAAATCTTAAAAGATCCTCAGTTAATATTGAGTGGACTAAGGAACTGATTCTAGAATACCAAAAGTGTTCTGATGATCAGATTTATTTCATTAAAAAATATTGTAAAATTGTAAATGTTGATAAGGGTCTTGTCAACTTTGAGTTGTGGAAATTTCAAGAAGAAATGATCCACACCTTTGAGGGTAATAGATTCTCTATTGCAAAGATGCCTCGTCAGGTTGGTAAGACTACCACCGTAGCTGCCTATTTGCTTCACAAGATTCTGTTCAATGAAAACTATAGAATTGCTATTCTTGCTAACAAGGATCGTGGTGCTAGAGAAATTCTATCTCGCATTCAGTTAATGTTTGAGCATCTACCCAAGTGGCTACAGCAGGGTGTTCTAGAATGGAATAAGGGTAACATCGAACTAGAGAATGGTTCTAAGATTCTATCATCAGCTACCTCATCC